GACCTCAGAGAGTCGCTGCGTCGAATGGTTCGTCATCGGTGTCGGCGACCACGGAGTGCTCACCGGCGGACTGTTGGTCGATGGTCTCGATCTCCTTAGCGACGTCCTGGAGCCGCCGGGTGAGGGCAGCGAGGTCGCGCGGAGGACATGAGGGGTCCTCGACGGTGGAGGCGATCCGGTCGCGCATGGCGACCAGCAGGGCCCGGCGGTCACCGCTGCGGGCGGCCTCGCCGATCGTCACGGGCGGTGTGGGTGTCTCAGTGTCGGCCACGGGATGTCCTTCTGGTCGGTTGCTTTTCGAACGACCCGCCGGAGAAGTTGGTGATGAGTAGCTCGGCGCTGTTGCGGCCCACGCCGCGGGTCATGCAATAGCTCCACGACGGGTGGTGGAACAGCATCGGCGGCTCTGAGTACAGATCGCGCACCAGCGGGTGGTCGTCATAGGACACAGCGACGCTGTGCGTCTCGGACAGCGCGTAGACGGTCTCGGCCAGTTGTTTATGGTCCTGGTCGTTGAAGACGTGGGTATAGAGCTTCGAGCCCTTCACGACGTAGGGCGGGTCAAGGTAGATCAGCGACCCGTCCGGGGCGTCTGCCGCGGCAGAGGTGTAGTCGCGGTGGGAGATGGTCAATCTTCCGGTGCCATGCCACTCGGCGACCTGCCGGATACCGGCGGCAACTTTTTCGCGCTGGAAGAGTTCCGACAGTGTCTCTCGGGCTTCTCCCCGCGCGACCCGCTCATCGTTGTCGGCGCGGAACCGTATCCCCGACATGAAGAACGAGCCGCCGAAGCTGGATCGGTTGATGTAGAGGGCCTGTAGGGCTCGGGTCTGGTCGTCCAGACTTTCCGGCTCCACGGATCGCCACCATTCAGCGCGTTCGCGCGACAGCGGCTCGGACATGAAGTCGGCGATCAATTTCTCCGGCTCCGTGGCGGCCACGGTCCAGAAATTGATCAGATACGGGTCGGCGTCACTGATATGCGCCTGCTGGACTATTCCTGTCTTAAGCAGGCCGAATGACATCGACGCTCCCCCACAAAACGGCTCCACAATGGCCGTGAACGAACGATCGCCCAACCACCGGACAAACTTGGGGGTGAAGTGCGTTTTACCGCCTGGATAGCGCAGCGGGGACACAAAAAGCCGGGCTCCGGACATGGGACCTCGATTTGGGGTTCAAATCACGAAGGAGGCTTCGTGGAAAAATACCAGGGGGGGTACGTGCCTATGCCGTGAGCGGCGCCTACCAACCGGTTGGGTGGGGGGTACCCCCTAGGGGTATAGCTGCAAAACCCCTGGTCAGAGGCACTTTTTACGGGTATACCCGCTAGGGGTATGTCGTGTAGGCCCCCCGACGCGGCACCGATGCGGCTAAAAGCCCTGCTTAAGGGCGGTTTCACGCTATCGACGCCGGACACCGCCGGACAGTCGAACACGATACCCGGCCCCGGCACCGGCCCGCGGTTCTAGGTGTTGGCGGGCGTGTCGGCACCGGCACCGGCGGCACCGTCGAGAGCGTCGAGAGCGTCGAGAGCGTCGAGAGAGTCGGCACCGATGAGACCCGGCACCGGCCCGCCAACGGCGGCACCGATGAGACCCGGCACCGGCCCGCCAACGGCGGCACCGGTATTCGACGCCGGGGGAATTGGTTGGCGGTATCGGTTGCGCGTTCGTCGCCGTTCGTATATTCTTTTAAGTACAGGCCCCGAAACGCGGGGACACTTAGAGTAAGGATCGGTACGACATGGCAAACAAATTCAAGACGGGCGCGCGCGTCTGGTACATCGTGCACCCGTTCGGACAGCCTGACACCAGAACGGCGGGCACCGTTATCAACGTCATCCCGACGCCGGGCGCGCCGACGGAATACCGGGTTAGGTGGGATAACGTGAACTACGCCGCCGGATTCATCCCGGCCCCATATCACGCGGCAGACCTTTGCCCGGTTAACGATTATCTTGCCGCCGTTGCCGACGCTATCGGGATTCACTTTAGCGAATTCGACGCCGCAGAGCGTGCCATGATCGACAAGGCCAAGCGCGACGGATTGGCCCCCGACGCCGCCGCTGATGGTGTTTTGGCGCTTATCGACGCGTAACGCCGACACCCGACAAGAGGCCCCGCCGGACAATTCCGGCGGGGTTTCTTTTTGTTTCTCAGAAACTTCTTAGGCGTTATTGATTGCCGGTTCGGCGGTGTTCGTATATCTTTGAGTCACAGTCCCCGAAACGCAGGGACAAAGAGTAAGGATCGAGAAATGAACGGAACAATCGCTGAAAGCCATGAAATCGAAACGCCGTTCGGGGTGTTCGAGATCGGGATTGCGTATGAGGATGAACGCGGCTACGACAGCCCCCCGGACGCGTGCGGTATTGCCCTTATCACCAAGGGCGACAAGGTGCACACGGATTGCACATGCGTCCACATTCCGCGGCACGTGCTGAACGTGTCGGAACGACTGTTAACCGGTAATGAGTACCGCCACTACTCAACGGATTATCAGTTTACGTGGAACGAGATGCGCACTATCAGCCCGGCCGCGTTTTTGCGGTGGCTCAATCTGGCCGGGTTTGGCGCGGTGCTGTTCGATGAGGATTACCGCCCACTTGATTCCGACGCGGAGCCCGCGGACGTGTACGGGGTTGCCCTTTGCGCACTTGATGACGGCAACGGAGACCCGGCGGGGATGCTGAGTGAGTGGACGGCATGGTCTGCCGGTGAGGTGTTCTTTTGGTTCGCCAAGAATGAGGACGGTGAAACCGTCGACACCTGTCACGGCTATTACGGCCTTGACGGCAATGAGGAATACATGCGGGGTGAGGCCCGCGACGCCGTCGAATACGAGGTTGAATTGCGTACCCGTCGCGCCAAAGAGGCCGCGGACAAGGCCGCGGACAAGGCCGCCAAAGAGGCCGCAGAGAGCCGGGACCGCGTGCGCGCGCTTGCCATGGTGCTAGCAGAGGCCGAAAACGGCAAGCCCGGCCGCGCGGGGTTGGTTGCCACTTTAGCCGCGATTATGACGCCGAAAGAGGTTGCAGAGGCCATTAACGCCGCGTAACGCGCAACACCCGCCAAGAGGCCCCGCCGGAATGATCCGGCGGGGTTTCTTTTTGTTTCTCAGAAACTTCTTAGGCGTTATTCGTTGCGCGTTCGGGAAACTCTGTATATCTTTGAGTCACAGCCCCCGAAACGCGGGGACACGTTCAAAGGATCGAAACCGAAATGGCAAACAACTACAGCAAAGCCGACGCCCGCGAGGACCTGGCGCGCATTTTCCCGGCCGGGTCTACCGTTGTCACCGTCAACAAGGGATACAACGGCGATAACGCCTACGTCGGGGTGTTGCAGGTCAAGCCCGGACAGGCCCCGTGGGATGTCTCGCGGATCGTCGCGCGCGCGTTGGGATACCGCTACAGCCGGAACCGGCACGCGGTGATCATGGGTGGTGGCGGCTACGACAAGGCCGGGCACGTCGCGTACGGCATCGCGCGGTCATTGCACGATGACGGCTACGCGCTCAAGCACACCGCCGCATAAGTAAGGATGGAAACACCCGCCGGACAGGCATCACGCCCCCGGCGGGTGTTTTTCATTTAGCGCGACGCCCGGCACCCGTTGCCGGGGGTAGGACTTCGAACGCCCCGCCGCGCACCATGTCCCCGCCAATTCCGGCGGGACAGTAGAGAGCCCCCAACAGGAAAGGGGGGAGACATGACAACTGAACACGGCACCCGCGGTAGCAATTCGCCGCCGCGGGTGTCGACAGCCGCACACCGGCCGGGCATAGCCCGCGCCGGGTATCGGTGTACCAGCACCCGGTAGCGCTTAACGCGTGCTGGGTAAACGCCGTTTAAGGCCCCTCAGAGCGTCACAGACGCACCAAAGGCCCCGACGGGCATAGCCACAAGCACCGGCACCGGCTAGGCCGCCACAGGGCAACACAGGCCCCGGCCGCCCCGGCGCCGATGCACCCGGCACCGACACAGAGCAACCGGCCCGCCAACGGCGGCACCGGCGATGTACAAGCACGCCCGGCACCGGCTATGTCGGCACCGGCACCGGCGATGTACAAGCACGCCCGGCACCCGCTACGGCGGCACCGGCTATGTCGGCACCCGCCAACGGCGGCACCGGCTATGTCGGCACCGGCACCGGCGATGTACAAGCACGCCCGGCACCCGCTACGGCGGCACCGGCTATGTCGGCACCCGCCAACGGCGGCACCGGCTATGTCGGCACCGGCACCGGCGATGTACAAGCACGCCCGGCACCCGCTACGGCGGCACCGGCTATGTCGGCACCCGCCAACGGCGGCACCGGCTATGTCGGCACCGGTAGCGCACAGGCCCCGCGGTTAGGTTAGCCTTACCTAAGGGGATATACGAAGTATAATTCCGGTATTGCAATACCGGAACTGTAATTCGTGTATTATAATTCCGGTATTATAATTCCGGTGTTTCGATTCCGGTGTTGCGATTCGTGATTTGGTATGCACCCTCGCCTGGATTCAAAATTGGGCGAATTTTTATTTTCAAAAATGCGCGAATTTTTATTTTGAGTTTTACCAGGACCGCTCGGTCTCGAAAGTCACACTAGCATGGACGCGGTCACTCTTCGACCTGTTACAGGAACGGTGTGAGGCGGCAGAATTGTCGAGAGTGTCGGAGCCGCCGCGGGCGCGGGGTAGGACGTGATCCACCTGAAAGCTGCGCGGGTGGCTGTGCGGCAGGCTGTAGTCGATCGACTCCCCGCAGAGGTGGCAGGGCGGCTCGTCCTTGGCGATGATGCGCCGGAGCCGGTCGCGGACGGCGGTGTTACGGTGCTGCGGCATCAGCCCACAGACACAAACACGGAAATCCAGTCGGTGATTACCTGGACGATGGTGCTCACCGTCGGGCCCCTAGCAACGCTGCGACGCGGCGCAACAGGTCCAACAGTTCACGCTGTTCGTCATCACTGAGCGCCATGAAAGCATCTCCGGTTTCCAGGACGGCCGGGATGAATTGCCCCGCCAACGGCAGAGCGTGGTTGTAGCGATTGACGCGATCGTCAAAACCGTTCAAGCCGCCGTTGATGGCGCGGGTTACACCCTCTACGTCTCCGGAATCGCACATCGCGTTTATCTGGGGACGGGCGACGGTCCAATACCAGGACGCGCCTACGGCGGCCCACTGCTCACTCGCCAGGTCGTCGGGGTTGTCTTCCCACCAGGTGGGGGTAGCGACAAGGCCCTTTGAGAACGCCCACTCAGACACGGCCCGATGGTTTCCCCGGCCCGTGATCTGCAGATAACCATGACCCCGGTACCGGGGCCCGTCTCCGGGCTGACAATTGCCCAGGTCGGCCCTGCCTTCGTAGGCCCAACCGTCCGCCAGCTCGGTGCGATAGAGCAAACCACAGCTCTCGTGACCAGTCTGGGCGATGTACTGCGCGACGCGGAGCTCATTGGTGCATTCGGCCTGCCGTAGTCCCTCGAGAAAACCGGGCAAAAGCCTTCGGTACTCATCCAGCGACAGCGCGTTGCCCATGGCGTTAGCCAGGGTGGCGGCCAAGTCACCAGAGGTGCTAGGCATCCCGTAGCGCCTCGTCGGCGTCGATACGGGCCCACGCCGTACGTAGTGCGTCGTTGCGCATGCTGACCGCGTCCTGAAGCTCGAGCACCTTGTCAGTCAATCGCGACATCCAGTAGACGCTGAGCGCCATATGCGCCGCACCGGCGCCGGGTGAATGGTTCTTCGCCTCTTCGGCGAACTCCTCGATCAACCGGCCGATGAACTCGTCGTCGCTGCCACCGGCGGCGCGGTGGTCGTGACGCCGGAGACGCGCCTTGTGGATCATCTGGTTGACGGCCTCATGGCCGTCGGCGTAGACACTCATTGCAGGTCCTCCGCGACGCATTCGTGGTAGCAGTCCTGCAGCCGGATCAGGCAGGTGTCACAGATGTCGTCGCCGTCGTTGCAGTTGCAGCGGCACCAGCGGCAGGGGTACGCGACCATGAACGCCTCCGGCGGGATTTGTGTTCGGGGGTTTGGCGGGGGGTGTGGCGCGGCGGCCCGGCTAGCCTGACGGGCAGAGAAAGGTAACTGTTAGCGCCCCGTGTTATGCCAGGGCCGCCGCGCGGGTAATACACCACCACCAGAGGCAGAAAGTCATCCGGCCGAAAAATGGCACAGTTGTCCTACTGCACTTCCCATTCTAAAGAAGCGAGCGGACGGCAAAGTTGTGCATTTTTTGGCGGCGCCGGGGTGCCGCCGGGGCTGTGGGGAGAGGTCGTCTTCGAACACCTCATTCGAACATATGTGCGGAGGCATCAGTACGGAGGCGTACCTGACCTGCACCGATACCTAGCGACCTGGGCTTTTGTCCATTTTTGGGCGGCATGAACGGAGGCGTATCTGACCTGCGGTGATTCTCTGTGAGCTGGGCTTATAGCCACCGCGGGCGGCGTAGGGGTCGAAAAGTTTTCTCTCTATACATTTTCTCCCCATATAGGCCCCTATATAGCTCTATTTATTATGTATTCAATACTTTCCAGAGGGTATGCCTCCATAGGGGTATAAAAGACCAGGTCGCAAGGTATCGGTGCAGGTCAGATACGCCTCCGTTCATGCCTCCGTACATATGTTCGAACAAAACCTATCGGTGCAGGTCAGACCCACCTACACCCTCATTTTTCCGGGCGGCATCATGCCTCCGTTTGATGCCTCCATTTTGACCTATGATGCCGCCCGATTCATCAACGTAGGTTGTCGAACCTACAGTTGCACCCTCTCCGGCGGCGGCATGGGGCCTCTCAGGGCGGCATCACCCGGAGGCATGATGCCGCCCTATTTATAAACGTAGGTTGTCGAACCTACACCCCGACACCCGCCAGAGGGTGATCCACCTATAGAACACATGTTCGAACGCTCGAACGCCAATCCAGCGCGACACACCCCCAAGAATGTGGCCTTCGTCACATTTCTCCAGTGCCTTGTCACGATTCCTTATGACAGCTACTCGCAGCTAACCCTTTGACGGACCCCCATTGGGTCGTTTTGTCATCAGAAACCATGCATCACTGCTGGTAGGGCCGTTTTTGTTGCGTTGCAGCGTCGCCAATCGTGTGTAGATTAGGTCATGTCAGCAACACCGCTGGCACACCACCGAGAAGAAAGTCAACGACATGACCACTACGAAGCGGTTCCACAACAAGCCGCTCACGATCGACTTCGAGTCGATGTCGACCGGGGCACTGCTCAACGCCGCCATCAACCTGGCGGGCGAGCCCGACAACGACGTCGCCATCCGCTACATCGTGGGGCTCGTCACCGACCGCGTCGGCACCGACACCCTCCGCTACGTCCTGGCGATCGCCACCGACACCGCGAAGGCGGTCTGATCATGGCGATGTTCATCAACCCGATGGCGGACAGCGGCGGCGACAGCACCGCGTCCCGCGTCTGGGACACCCTGCGGACCACGCCGGACATCGTGATCGAGGAGGAGGACAAGTGATCGAGAAGCTCAGCAGCCCGGAGCCGTGTGTACGGGAGGCGTTCGCTCAGGCGCTCTACTTCGCCCTCACCGGCTGGCAGTGCCACGAGACCCAGCAGGCCCACTGGACCAGCGCGCTGGCCCACAGCAACCGCCTGACGGACTCGGCGGTCGCTCGCGGCCTCCGGCAGGCCGCTGATCTCCTGGAGGACTGGCCCCTGGTCTGACACATAACGGCGGCGGCCGGGCGTTCTCAGCGCCCGGCCACCTGCCACCACAAGCAATCCAGCAACACCGTTCAAGAGAGTCATAGGAGCTCGTAATGACCAGCACCACTTTACCGGAATTCGATCCGCGGTTCGATCCCGCACCGATCACCGACGAGGACACGCGCAACGAGACCGCCGCCCGGCGGCAGCGCAAGTCCGCACAGCGCGACCGCGAGGAGCGCGCCAAGATGGTCGCCGACCGCGGCCTCCAGCGCGTCACCGCGTGCGGCGTCACCTGCAATGTGCCCCGGAAGTTCGTGGCGGATTTCTTCCGCATCCGTCAGCACACGACCTTGCGCAGTGTGATCAGCCGAAACGAGGCCGAACTCGTCGCCGCCGGGTGGGACCCGGCCACCGACATGTTCTCCCCCTCCGCGGTGGCGACCATCGCACTGCTGTTGCGACCGCAGACCAGCGCCGGTGCCGCCCGCATCCAGCAGGACGTCAACCCGGCCGCCAGCATGCCCCGCATCAAGTTCGACGGCGGCGCACGGCACCGCGAGTTCTGCTCGGCGATCTACGGCACCGCGGCCGAACTGATCGAGGACGTCCGCGACATCGACGCCGGGGAGGTATGGGCACGCGTCCGCGACTTGGATGACTACGAAAAGACCGCCCTGGTCGTCACGCTGGCGGCCCTGGTGCTCGACGAACACCCCAACACGGGTGTCTGGGTCAAGTCGTCCGATCCCGACGCGGGCACGCACCCGCTGGGAGGCAGCCTGTCCGGCGGCCTGTCCACCCTCATCCCCACGCCCGAGACCGCTCACGGAGTGCCGCTCAGCGTCGCGGCCCCCGTGGACGACGCGGCCGTGGGGTTGTGATCGACCGGTCGGCCTGACGGCTAACTGAGTCGCCCGGTTCCGCTCGTCGGATGTCCGTTCCTCCGGCGGGCGGAACCGGGACCACAGCCCGAAAACTGAAAAACCCTCTGAGACACCGCAGCTCACGGATTTGCACAACTTCACCGTCCGCTGCAGCCCACAAACTAAAAGTACGAGAAAGGCCGTTCCCACCATGACCACCGCAGCAGAGTTCCTGGACGTCGCCGGTATTGCCGATGACGACGATCCGAATCAGTCGGCGAATGACGCCATCCTGGCTCGGCTGAAGCGCGTCCTGACCGAGGACTGGGACACCCACCCCCGCAGCCTTCAGCGCGCCATCGGCCCGTCCGAGATCGGCCATCCCTGTGCCCGCCAGATCGCCGCCAAGGTGACCGGCGTCCCCGCGGTCAATCCCGGCGGCGACCCGCTGCCCGCGTGGCTGGGCACCGCCGGACACGCCAAACTCGAGGACGCTTTTAACTCCGACAACGCCCGCGTCCTGGAGCACGCCCAGAACCACCCCGGCACCGAGGCCCGCACCACCACCGACCCCATCACGGGCGAGGAGGTCGGGCCGTGGATCACTGAGCGGCGGCTGGAGATCGCCCCCGGACTGTCGGGTACCTGTGACCTTTACAGCCGTCTCTCCGGCACCGTTGTCGATCACAAGTTCGTCGGCGCGAGTGCGGCGAGTAAGTACCGCAGGTTCGGTCCGCCGGAGCACTACCGCGTACAGGCTCACCTGTACGGGCTGGGCTACCGCAACGCGGGCTATCGCGTGGAGCGCGTGGCGATCTGGTTCATCCCCCGTGCGTCGTTCTTGAGCAAGGCGTGGGTCTGGTCGGAGCCGTTCGACGCGTCCATCGCCGAAGCAGCTATCGACCGGCTGGAGAAGATTCGCACCGCCGTCGAGGCCCTCAACGCCCGCGAGAACCACGCGTCGCTGGAGATGGTCCCGGCCACCGAGTCGGGCTGTCGTTTCTGCCCATTTTTCAGCGCCGCACCCGCCGAGGGCGCCTGGTCCTGTCAGGGCGCCTGACCCACAAACCCCACCGCGTGCCCCGGTGGTGAAGCAAGGGCGCATCCAACAAAGAAAACACAACGAAGAGAAACAAGAGGTAACACCACCATGTCGAACATCAACGCATCGGCTGCCTTCCTCACCGGAGGTGGCGGCGCACCGGCGGCCAAGTTCCCGGTGCCCAACACCACCGTGACGGGCACCATCGTCGGCGACATCGAGCTCATGCAGCAGCGCGAGTTCGGTACCGGCGCACCGCTGGCGTGGCCCGACGGCAAGCCGAAAATGCAGCTCGTCATCACCCTCAAGACGCCGACCGGCGAACAGCGGGTCTTCGTCAAGGGGCAGATGCGCACCGCCATCGCCGCCGCCGTCAAGGGGGCCGGGCGCACGCAGCTCGACCCCGGCGGCAGCCTGTCGGTCACCTACGTGGGCAACGGCGAACCGGCGCGTCCGGGCATCTCGGGTGCGAAGCAGTACAGCGCCGTCTACGCCCCGCCCGCCTCCGGGCAGGCCGAGGTTCTGGGCACCGCCCCCGCAGCCGCGGGACCGGTCAATCCCTTCCCGGTCACCGCCGCACCGGCACCGAACCCGGTGACCGTCGGTAACCCGTTCCTGACCGGAACGGTTACCACCCCCGAGGCCCAGGCCGCACTCGCCGCCCTGAGCTAGCCGAAGCGCCCGGAGGCGGCGCGGCACGCGGCAAACGAAGCCGCGCCGTCCTCCGGGCCTGAGGCCCCCCTCATCTCCACCACCAAAACCACCAGAGAAGAAATGAAAGGAGGCATGTCGATTATGCCCGACATCAAGGTCTACACCACCGGCCCGTCGTGCGTCTCATGCCAAGCGACCAAGTATTGGTTGCGCAAGCGCGACATCCCGTTCACCGAGGTCCGTCTGGACCACGACCCTAAAGCCGCCGTCGAGCTCAAGCAGCGCGGCTACACCATCTCCCCCGTCGTCGAGTTGCACCGCGACAACGGCGCCGAGGTCTGGTGGTCCGGGCACAGCCCGTCCCGCCTGGAGTCCATCACCAACGAGCCTGTGGTCGGAGGTGCCAAGTGACCGTCAACCTCCACGACCTGTTGTTCGACGTATTGGGCTACGGCCCTGAGGAATTCGTCTCGGTCAACACCCTGCCTCCGGGTGGTGTGTGGAAGAGCGCCGTTGTCCCCGTTGCCGACGCGCCTGGCCTGGTCGACATTCTCGGAACGTCGGCGAACGTCTATTACGGCGTAAACCCCGTGCAGCGCATGATGTCCGGACGCGGCAGCTACGAGGACATCACCCGAATGGCCGCAATCTGGATCGACTTGGATTTTAAATCCGGGGGTTGCGGCAGCCCGCAGACGGCCCGAAAAGTTATGGCCGATGTCTCCTCGGCGGTGGGAGTCCAGCCGTCGGTGATCGTCCGCTCTGGCGGGGGCCTTCAACCTCTCTGGCCGATCGAGGACTTCCTGATCACCGACGCGGACTCTCGGCAGCGTGCCGCGGCGGCTCTGCATCGCTTCGGGGAGTTGGTCCGTCGCGTGGCCTCCAGTCATGGGTGCAAGGTCGACTCGGTCTTCGATTTGCCCCGCGTCCTGCGGGTGCCGGGCAGCTTCAACCACCGCTACGGCGAACCGATCGAGGTCGTCGGTGAGCAGGCACCCGGCGCCCCCATGTCGATTGACGAGCTCGAGCAGCGTCTCGACGAGTTCGGAATCCCGGAGGCCGAGGGTGACATGTTGTCGCGTCTCAGCGGCACCACGGCCCCGGTCGTGTCCGTACCCGACGAGTGGGCATTCGCCACGGAGCGTTGCGGCTACGTCATCAAGACGCTGGAGGGCTGGGCGGGGGACGTCCCCACTACCGGCCGCCACCCGTGGTTGGTCGGCCAGATGGTCCGCCTGGTCGGCATGCACCGCCGGGGATGTCTGACCGAGGAGGACTATCGCCGCGGATACGACATCCTGGATTCCCGGTTCCGCCAGATGTGTGCGGACGGAATCAGCGGTGAGGTGCGCACCGTGCCGCCGAACGAGGTGCCCGACGCGTTGGCCTTCGCCATCGCCAAGGTCTCGGCGATGAGCGACGGACACCTCCGTAAGGAGCTGGGCGACCACCTCCATCTCTCGGAGATGGCCGAGGGCGTACCGATGACCCTGCAGCCGCGGGCGGACAGTGCCCCTGTGCAGCCGCACAGTGTCCCTGTGCAGTCGGCCGGTCAAGTCGACGATGAGGACGAGGACGACTTCTCCGGACTGATCGGAACATCCACCACCATCTCCGGCGCCGCCGATGACGATGAGGATGAGCAGTTCAACCCGTCGATGACCGACACCGGAGCCGCGGACCTTCTCGTCCTCCGGCACCGCGATCATCTGCGGTACTGCCCCGACATGGCGAAGTGGCTGCGCTGGACGGGCCATCTGTGGGCCCCGCAGGCGGACGACTCGGCCTCCTATCGGGCGGCGCGAGAGACCGTCGAGGCGATCAACGCGGACTCGGTTCAGAAGGTCAAGTTCAAGTTCAAGAACTTGTCGGCGGCGAAGTTGTCGGCGATCTCGGGCCTGGCCCGGCGTCATCAGCACATGCAGATCGACGTCGCCGAACTGGACTCAGACCCCTACCTGATCAACACCAAGTCCGGTGTCGTCGATCTGCAGACGGGGACTTTGCTTCCTCCGACCGCGAGCGGATTTCACACCCGGTCCTGTGGTGTGGGGTACGACCCCCTCGCACCGCGGCCGCTGTGGAACGACTTCCTGAACGACACGTTCGGTGGCGATCCGGTGATGATCAGCTACATCCAGCGGCTGTGTGGGCTGACGGCGCTAGGGGAAGTCCGGGAGGAGATTCTCCCCTTCCTGTACGGCGTCGGCAAGAACGGCAAGACGCAGTTCCTGGAGACGATCCAGAAAGTTCTCGGCACCTACGCCATCATCGCCCCGATCAACTTCCTGATGGCGGGCCGTGGTGAGAAGCACGAGACGGAAATTGCCCGGTTGCGGGGCGCCCGTCTGGTGGTCGCGTCGGAGGTCAATCAGGGCAGCAAGTTTGACGAGGGCAAGGTCAAGGTCCTCACCGGTGGCGACACCCTCACGGGTCGCTTCATGTACCAGGACGGCTTCGATTTCGAGCCCTCACACACGCTGTGGCTGATGGGTAACTACCAGCCCTCGGTGGAAGCGGGCGGACCGTCGTTCTGGCGTCGTCTTCGGCTGATCCACTTCGGCTACACCGTGCCGCATCACAAGCGGGTCGCCAAGCTGTCCAAGGTTCTGGTGCAGCAAGAGGGCGACGCCATCATGGCCTGGATCGTCGAGGGCGCGATGGATGTCCTGAAGTTCGGAGTGGCTACCCCGAAGAGCGTCGAGGACGCCACCGAGGAGTACGCCCGCCAAGAAGACCACATGGGGAGGTTTGTCGAAGAGTGCCTGGTGGTCGGACAGCCGGACAGCGAGAAGGTCGCCAACAGCGCGCTGGCTCACGTCTACACCAAGTGGTGCCGGGAGAACAACGAGGACGAGATGCCCATGCGGCAGGTCGGTCGCGAACTCACCGCACGTTTCAACATCGGCACGGCTAAGGGTCATGGCGGCACACGGTTCCGCACCGGCCTGAACATCCAGCCCGACGCGGTGCCCAACTTCCTGATGGACGGGAGGGTCATCTGATGGCGCGGTCGAGGACGTCCGCCAAGGCCGCGGGCGCGAGGTTCGAACGGGTGGTCGCCGACTATCTGCGTGACGCTCTGGAATGCGAATACATCGACCGCAAGGTGAAGACCGGCAGCAGGGACACCGGAGACATCGGCGGCGTCAGGGCGCACGGACAACGGGTTGTGGTGGAGACGAAGGACTGCGCCACCCTCAGCCTGCCTCAGTGGGTTCGGGAGGCCCAGCAGGAAGCCGTGCATGACAAGGCGTTAGCGGGCGTCGTGGTGGCAAAGCGTCGCGGTGTCTCCGACCCGGCTCAGCAATGGGTCGTGATGACACTCGCCGATCTCGCCGCACTGATTACGGGAGACCGGAGCCATTGGATGGAGGAGGGCAAATGAGCGAAGCCCGAAAGTGCGGAAGCTGCGGCGCGCACGCGAGCGAGGTTTTGTGCTGGAGTTGCGCAAAAAAGCTTCGGCACGCGCTGATCGGTAACGGGGACCAGCCGGGGCTGTCCTGGTTCATCGCCAGACTCTCGGAGGCGGCGTACGGGCAGGCCCGTCTGCAGAGCGGCAAGGAGCGACGCTCTCGAGGACCGGCGCCGATGCCCTTGGATGTGCGATCCTCCGACCTTCTCCGGGACATCGCCGTGTCCACCGCCCGATGGGTGGAGGCGGTCTCCGGGAGTCGCGAGTTCCTGCTGCCGACCATTACCTGCCAGTTCCTGGCGCACAACATCACCCGTGTGATGGCGCTGGACATCGCACCCACCATGCTGGCCGACACGCTGCGGTTTAACGCAGCGGCCCTGCGCGTTATCAACCGTCCGCCAGACGTCTATCTCGGACCCTGCGACGCCGTGCTGGACAGCGGGGACAAGTGCGGGTTCGAGCTGCGGGCAGAGAGCGACGCCCGGTACGTCGAGTGCGGCCGGTGCCATGCCCTACACGACGTCGAGGCGATCCGGGAACGGCTTCTGAGTCGCGTCGACGATGAGCCCCAGACGGTGATGAACCTCCTGCGGCTACTACGGCTGCTCGGTTACGACGTCGCCCAGTCGTCGCTCTACGCGCGCATGGGCAAGGTCAACCCACGGATGTATCTACACACGGACGGTCGGAGGAATCTCCGACGTGAGCCGGGAGCCGTGGCTCTCTACGCGTTCAGCGATGCCCTGGACGCCATGAACTACGGCGACGACGAGTCGCCGAAACACAGCGGCACGCATCGTTCGCGTCGCCGCCCCCGTAGGACCCAACAGGAGGTACTCGCATGAGCGGCGGTTTGAAAGACAAGTTCGGTGCGGCCGAGTATTTGGCCACGAGCCCGCGACGGGTGGATGAGCTTCGCCGCGCGGGCAAGCTGCTGGCGGTCGCCGATGGCAGAACATATAAGTACGCGGTCACCGATCTCGACGAGTACATCCAGTCCTTGCCGACTTCCGCCGAAGTTCGGTTGTGACGGCGAACGTGTTCGGCGGCCACCTTTGGGGCCGACGCGGATTGTCGGTGATGGACGGCATGATGGTGGCATGGAAATGCACGACGCCATCGCCGCCTTCGCCGCCGAAATAATGAGTGAATCGCCGGGGGTTTACAGCGGCTACGCATATGTGGTCGAGCTCTACCGCGCCGACGGCGGCACGCCATTGCGGTTTGCCTACGCCGGTGACCCCGCTTTTTTCAGACCGCCCGGCATCGGCGCGGGCCGGTGGATCGAACCACCGCCGGGGGAAATGCCTGACGGTGAGAGCCTGATGCCATGACCGTCTCCGAATTGATCGCGCTGCTGTCCGAGCTGCCCCCGGACGCACTTGTTCTCGTCGACGGCTACGAGGGTGGTTTTGACCCCGCCGGGTGCGCCGTCATCGAAGTCCAGGAGCTGCGGGGGCTACCCCGGCACTACGGCCGGTACATGCGTCCGATCGTCGCCTCAGCGCTGGTCACCGACGGCGACTGGCAAGTTACACCGGGCCGACCCCGGCCGGAGCTGGTCGGTGATCCGCACCCCGCGGTGGTCCTAGCCCGGAGCTAGACCCGCGCCGCCCGTGCCAAATCGTCCCCAAAACGCGATTCGAGAAAAGGGATCGCCTCCACCACTGCCGTCTCGGCGGCGGCTACAACTTCTTCGGCAGACAGCCCCATCACCGCCGACTTCGCCAACCTCCACGCCAACATCCCGTACGCGGAGTTGCAGGTCCGCACCACGTCACGCCACGCCGCCGCAGCGACGGGCCGCGGGAGATGCTCACCCAGAATGTCCAGCACGGCCAGCCCGATCACGGCGCGGAATCGCTCAGTGGCCAGCCCCGCGCCGTAATCCTCACCGCCGTCTTCCATGCTCCACGTCGCGTCGCGTAGCAGCGGGTAGCAGTTGACCGCCTCTGAGCGCGCCACCGCCGCCCACGCCGCCGCCAGAAGTTTCGCCGTCGATTCCATGATCTAACCCAGCGCCAATCCCGCGAGCGCGTCCATAGCTTTGCGTTTCAGTTCGATATTGTCGTGCGCGTACGTCCGTTGCGCTTCCACGCTGACGTGACCAAGGATGGCCATTCGCGTCTGTTCATCGACCCCCGCCGCGCGTAGCAACGTCGCCGTGGTGTGCCGCGCAGAATGGAGCGCCGGTGTCGGCTCGCCCGGCTTGGTGACCCCGGCGTCGACCATTAGCGCGACCCACGCGTCGTGGTCATCCCGAGGGGATATCGGGCGACCGTCGGCATGGCAGAAAACCAGGCCGTAGGGATTGCGCGGCCCATCCGCTTTGATCGCCCGTAGCGCGTCGGCCAGGGGCTCTATCAACGGCACGAACCGCTGCCCGGCGGAGGTTTTTGGTCGGGTGAGATAGAGCGACTTGTAGACCTCTCGGATTTCATAATCCGGGGGAACAGCCAGGACGGAATCGGGGCAATACGCCGCCTTGATTCGCCCACAGGGGAACTTTCCGTCGGCCAGCTTGGTGCCGCATCCGTGGTCCTTGCGGAGACTCTGGAGTTGCCACGAGACGTCGATAACGTCGCCGTCCAGGTCTACCCGATCCCATTCAAGACCGATCACTTCACCTTGCCTGAGTCCACTCAGAAATGCCATCGCCCAACGCGTCGCCTCTGCGGCGGGGCGATTGGTCGCAGAGAATCCGATGATAGTTTTCGCCGTCGCCTCGTCGAACGCGGCGCGCCCCGAAGTTACGACCGGAGGCTTCCTCGTTGCCGCCGCGACGTTGCGAACAATCAGCCCTTCCGACACCGCGTCACCGAGCGCACGCTGCAGCACCGCGTGGGCCTTCACCGTACGTCTGCGACCTATCCCGAGGGCTGTGTGCATCTTGCGCACGTCCTCCGGAGTTAAGGTTCCGAGCCTTCGTTTTCCGATGATCGCGGTGATCTGTTCGACCACGGATTGATAGTCCCGGAAAGTCTTCGGCCGGACATGATCCCTGTGCACGACGTTGAGCCAATGATCTAGCCAGGCGCCGAGCGTGGTCGTGTCGTTGAGCACGATTCCGGAGGCGACGTCGGCCTTCAACTTGTTCAGCTTGGCGACGCAGGTCCGGTAGTCCTTGGAGTAGACCCACTTCTGTTTCCGGCGGCCGTCGGTGCTGGGGATGTCGATAACGCCCGCCCAGGTCCCATCTGCACGTTGGACGATGGAGCCCTCGCCGCGGGCACGTCGTCGTTTCTTGGCCTTTTCCGTCATGTCTCCCCTCCGGGTACGTACCGGGCGCGACTACAAACTAACTTACTAACTACAGCATGTACACAGTACGTATGCAAAGCCTATCCTATTCACGCCTCTACCAGCAATTTTACAGGAACAAGGCTGTTCGAACAAGACGGTACCGAGAACTCTTAATCAGCGGGTCCGGGGTTCGAAACCCTGACGGCGCACAGAGATAACTGCAGGTGGCAACGTGTTTTGTTTTTGTTCGAACGGATTCATCCACTAACTGGGCCACAAACTAAGTCGGTATGTCAGATGCACCCGGCCCCCACCCGGAACCCTCCCGGAGGGTGCCCGGCGTTAGGTCAGGCTTCCCTAATACCCACCCGGTACCCGCCCGATCCCCGCCCGTCAGACACGAAAAGGCCCGACCCCTGGTCAAAAACATGATCAGAAGTCGGGCGTGGCGATTGACGGTTTACGTTTGTATAGCTATAGTCGTACGTATGAGTTTGAACGCAATGAGGACGTTTCGCATCAGCGATGAGCTGTGGGATCGCGTGATGGACAAATCGGAGGCCGAGGGTATTCCTGTCGCCAGGGTTATCCGGGACCTGCTGGAAGCATGGGTGGATAAGCCCGTGTTCATCTCTCCGGCCATTGCCGAGGCGGCCTCAGAGGTCGCCGCGATGTCCCGTGGTTAGTGGAGCTGGCCGGAGTCGAACCGGCGTCCGCGACGGTTCCGCATGCGGATTTCGGCGTCGCGTCGAACCCTCACAGCCCCTAGGTTTTAATCTTCGGAAGTTTCTTTTTCACACGTCCAGAGTTCGGCCCAGTAGTAGCCGAAGAAGGCAAAAATAAAGCCGCCAACGGCGGCGCCGGTGAGTGCGCACAGCCCGATCAAAGCCATCATCGGGTTCTCTCTTCGAACTGCAAAGGCTGCGGCGGATAAGCCTCCGGGGCTGAGCATGATCCCGCGCCGAAAGCCACGATCACACCCGCGAGGAAGCCGAGCGACCCGTAGGTCAGCGCGCTCTGTTCGCGTCGTCGTCGGCTATGCATTTGCCAGTCAGGCATGTAAAAATCCAAACGGGGGGCGGCGGGTGAGAGTGGACGCGTCCTCTTCGTATTCCCAGTCCTCGCTCGGCTCCCACCCCTCGGTCTCTTCCGGCGCCAACTCAAAGCTTCCGCCGCTGTTGTCGATGTAGCGCGTCGCGGTGTCGTCGTCATCCATGAGGCCGATGCCGACGGCTAAAACTTCGAGGCCGAGAATTTTGATCACGATCCACATCGCTAGCCTCCCAGCGTTGTCAGGGCCCAGGCGGTGCCGTGCACGGTGGCAGCGAAAAGTACGCCCGCCACCGAACCAACCAACGCCGCGGCGTATAGCGTGATGCGTGTGCCGTAGAGCTCGTCGTGCAGCCCGATGCGGTCCAGGATGCTCATCGGCATACCCCTTTCAGGTAGTCGGAGATGTCTTCGTCGGTCGCCCAGGTGGCCTGCGTCAGGGCAACGCCGCCGTCGCTCACCACGACACAGCGGCCCGGCGTGGACGGCGGAATTTTGCTAGCGTCCGGTGCTTCAGCGGCCTGCGCGCCGAGGATCGTCCGGGAATGCTCCGGCGTGGTCGTGCGGAACGCCATTCGGTTTGAGCAGTTGTCCCGAATACGCGTGGGGATGGCCGTGGCGTCACTCTTCTGTGTCGTCAGGATGACGGTGATGCCGACGAACCGACCCTTGAGAATCAACGTCCGGACGTGCCTCGAAATCTCTGCGGCGACTTTCTTTTCCGCCGGGCTCATCCCCGTCTGATCGAGCCAGGTGTGGCATTCGTCCATCACCACGAACACTGGCGGCAGGTTGTGCTTCTTCCACTCGGTGGGGGTCATGTCCCAGAAGTTTTTCTTACCCGTCGCGTCGTGAACGGCCTTAGCGCGTTCCGGGATTCCGTCGGACAGTGCCTTGAGCGTGGCCACCGGGGCGTCGAGATCACCGCTCGCGTCGAAGGTCGCGGCGTAGGGCTCCAGAATCGCGTAATCAAATCCGCCCTTCCCGTCGAAGATGTGGATGACGGCTTGCCCGACGAGCCCGGCGATGATCGGCAAGGTTGATCCAGTCTTACCACCGCCGGGGCTGCCGCCGACGAGCAAGCCCGCATGGTTCTTCCAAGTGAGGTAGACCGGCTCCCCTGACTTCACATCCACGCCGACCAGGCTTCGGCCGTTCTCCGCGTCGAACGGCGTCACGCCGCGCGGTGCATCGACATTCTCGGCGGGGTTCTGATCGTTCAGCGCCAGGACGATGTCGCCGCTGCTGTGCTGGCTAACGGTCGGTTCGCCGCATGTGAATCCGGATGCGCGCAACTCGAGCTTCAGCGCGGGCAGCGCCTTTTCCCACAGCTCCGCGGTGTCGCCGGGGCGGTGCTTGAACCGAAGTCGCAATCCCTCCGCGGTTACCCGTACGCCGCTGATGGAAATGATGTGCCGCGTCTCGCGGATTCGCGTGCCGTAGCTGTAGTGGCCCTGCCACGGCTCCGTCGTGCGGTGCGCGATGGTCAGCCTGGCGGCGTCGCTCAGCCGGGCCATGAAATCCCGGTCGCGTAGCATGCGCAGGCCGGGGTAGCACTGCCCCACCGCGGTGTAGACCGGTGCCACCGCGGATGCGTAGTCGGGCCACGCGGGGTCGTCCAGGGCGGCGGGGTCGACCGCCGCGACCACGCGTAGGACGCTGGCGACGTAGCCGCCGGGATAGATCATTGCCAGGACGCCATCCCCCGCGGGGATGGCGTTGCCCGGCAGTTGTGTGCCATCCCAAGGGAGGCCGGGGACGGTGAGGGCCGTCGCCCATTGGGGGTCGTCGTCGTGGTGGTAGTCGATGACCGGCGCGGCCATTGCCTGCCGCTCCGCCTCGACCGCCAGCTTGTGATTGTGCATCTGTGCGGCAGCGTCGGCGCGGGCCTGCGCCGTCTGCTGAGCCACCCTAATCTTTTGGTCTGCGGCGTGCTCGAAGGTTCTGCGAGCCTGCCGGGCGTCCCACATGTTGCCCATGCGTCACCACGCTTCGGGCGCGGCGGTAGGCGCCACTGCAGTCGGCGGGAGGAGGTCGGCGTGGTCGTCGTCGAACCCCCGCAACATCCACGGCGGCGGGCCCTGTGGCATCTCCTGTGCGGCCTGCTGAACCGGCTCCGGGGCATACTCCGGCTGCTGTTCGCTTGCCTCAGCGGGCTCTACGTTCGGTGCGATGAACCACGCCCACGCACAGATAAACGCCGCGAAACCGAACGTCACACCCCACCCGGCCTCGTTCATGCCGTTGCCGACAAGAAACGCTAGGCCGGTGAAAATGGCGGCTAGCCAGAGCATCAGGCACCCACCAACACGGTCTTCAGCGACTCGCTTTTACGTGCCCTGAGCCACTTCCCGCAGTCGGTGCAGACGTACCGCTTATACGAAGTTGTATTCGTGAACGCGGTGCCCTTGCGGATGATGTTCTCGCCGCCGCAGTTTGTGCATGCTGGCCGCTCTTCGCCCGTCCCATCAACCAGCGGGATGTTGATTCCCGTGATCCAGGGGCGGAGGCGCTCGAACAATTCGGTCGTGATCTTGACGTCGTTCTCCGCGTACTTCCGCATGCGTTTCTGCGCCGCGACGCGGGCCTTGTCATCACCGTTCAAGATGTCCGCCCAAGTCGAAAAACCGCCCGGATCAGTCTTGTGGCTGACCCCTAGCTGTCGACAGACAAATTCGAGTTTCTTGCTGGGCCATTGGAAGTTGGCGCGCACGGTGCGCAGCAGGTCGATGTTGCGCCACGGCGACGGCGGCGTCATTCCGAGTTCAGCCCAGGCGGCCTGTAGATGCTTCACGTCGAAGCCGATGCTGTTGTAGCCCACCAGGTAATCGGTCCGGTCGCAGACGTCCCAGGCCCACCGCATCATGGCTTCCCAGCCGCCCCCGTCCCATTCGGCGCGAGAATGAACCTTCTTACCCACCTCTTGTGCGGCGACGAGGATGATCCCGCCGGGCCGGATGATCTGGTTCAAGGCCACCCGCTGGTCGAACAGCCCCCATACGTACGCCTCAGTCGGCCTGGTCTCAAGGTCGAGCGTGGTTATGATCGGTGCATTCATGTTGGGACGGCTGCCCTTTCGGGAGGTATTTTGCTTGCACTTTTATTGTTTCCCGGTGACCGGACGCCCTTATTGTGCAAACCCCTGAGCTGCGTGGTTAGCCCCGTTTTCCGTCCTGCACAACGCATTCCGGCAACGGCGGCAGCGGTGCGGCCAATGCCTTAAGTAGCTCAACCGAATTGGACGGGTTCGCGACGTATTTGATGACCAGCTCGTTGCGGCTAGCGTTCACCGCGTCGCGGGCCTTGATAGCCTCCAGGACCGCGATGTCGCACGCCTCGAATTGCGCGATTTTGACCGTCGCAGTGGCCCAGTATGTCCTCTGCTTGACGCCAATCACGGCGAGGTTGCCGACGGCCAGAGCGCCAACGAGAAGGAAAGCGATTCCGGTCGCGGTGTCTTTTGCGCCTGTCTCTTTCCGCCGGGCCCATGAGCCGCCGACGATGAAACCGAGGGCCGCCACCGCGGCGGCCAGCATGACGATGCCGGGGGTCTGCAGAGTCATTGTTTCTTCCCCTTGTCCACGAAGTAGTAGCCCGCCATCGTCGTCATGAGGCCGTCAGCAGCGGGCCCGAAGGGCAGCTCGGGGTTCTTCGCCCGCAGGATCATCGACAACATCCACGCCGCTGACACCAACGCGGTGGCCAGCGTCACCGGATTCTTGGTCAACGTCGCCTTAAGTGACTCCGGCGACGTCATACCGGGTCACCGAGAGTCGGGTAGCCAGACGTGGTGGCCGGGCTTGTAACGGGGGCCGAGGCGGGCACGTAATTCACTTGCGTAGAAGAGACCGGCGGCGGGGGTGCAATCGTCACCGTCGGCGGCACATACGAGTTCGGCGCGTTCGTCACGGTTGTCGCCGGGGTCGTCGACGACGTCTGCGGTAAAGGGGGCAGCGGGGCCCCCGAGTCGATGCCCTGCTTGGCCAGCATGGCATCCACCGCTGCTTCTTCGGCGGTGTCCGGCGGCAACTCTTCGATTTTCTCGAGGCTCATCAGCAGCGCGATAACCGCCGCCGCCGCGCCGACCGACAAAGCCTGCTGCCAGTTGGCGCTGATACCTCCGGTGGCGCTGACGCCGAGTACCCCCCCGGCGGCCTGGGCGGCTGTGCGCACCATGCGTACCGAAGTTTGCTGCCAGAACCGAGATGACATGAGGATGGTGTCGGCCATGTCAGGTCACGTCCTTGACGTCGACGCCCATCTTGGCGGCGAGACGGGTGAGGATGAGGTGGTTAACGCGCGCCAGGCTGGCGGCGTTGATTGCATGGCCCAACGTGGTGTCAGGCCGCGTCGGGTTGTCGATGACTTCCCGCAGACCATCCGTCAACGTGCGGCCGGGCAGCCACATGGTCACCTCGTGTGCCGTATGTGAGACTTTGTCGTCGATGCTGTACGCGGTGTACGGCTTCGGACCGTTGCGGCCGATGATCGTCGGGATACCTTCCTGCGCCGGAGCCGGTGCACCAGGTGCCGGTGCACCAGGTGCCGGTGCAGCCGGAGCCGCCGGGGTGAGTTCCGGCGCGGATGAGCTGTACACGATCCCGTGCGGAGTCACCATCGACGCCAATTGTGTTGTGGTAACCCAGTATTCAGCAGGTTGGAAGCCCGGATCGACGATGAAAACGGTGTCGTCGGAAGCATCGAATCCGAGGTAACTGATGTAGTGGTAGACAATGCCTCCGCCGTAGCCGGGCGACACGCCCGCAGCACCGGGCAAGTTCGGGTCGCTCTTCGGTACCGCCTGGGGGTAATTCGCAGGAGGCACAACGACATTCGCGACGCCACCCCTGCCAGCTGCCACCGTGCGCTGGATACGCTCACGCATCAAGTCAACCTCAGCGGACGTCGGCGGGTCGTTCGTCATCCACATCGACGAGTACGCCGCCTCGGGGTCGTAGTGGTTCAACCCGTTCGCGATGTTGTCGATCGACGGCGTGCCGTTGACAGTCGTCCCCAGGACCCCGCTGAGCTCAGCCTCGGTGACATTAATGCCCCTGGCGTTCAAAACCAGCTGGCAGGACCCAGGCCCGCAATTATAATATGTCTCTTGCGTAACTAAATCGTGAGAGTTGTTGTAGCCCAACACCATTGGCATTTTTACGGCTCCTAGGTTCGCGGGGACGGCCTAGGGGTTACTTGAAGTTGTTGTAAAGGAGTTGGTTCCAGAAAATTCCGACCGCCAGAGAAGCGACGACGATCATGGTGTTGGCGATCATCCCATCGGCTCTTCCGGCGGCTCTGGGTCCGGCATTTCCTGCGGCGGGAGTTCCGGGTAGGCGTCGTGCTCCGGATCGACCACCCACCGGTCCTCAGGGGCGATCTTGAACGCGCTGAGTGCGACAGCACCAGGCTGTCCCAGATAGAGGACGCAGTGGTTGTTCTTGGCGGCGTTGTTCGTGTCCCCGTTGGCCGTGACTCCCCACGCTCCGTCGCGGTACACGCTGAGGTGAACCGGTCCGGTCAGGTCGGGGAGTTGAATTATCTTCCGGAGGAATCCCACACCCCCGGAGTCAAAACCGAACGCGTACACCGCATCGGCCACCGGGCTACATGCGTAGAGGCGGTGTTCCCCGTTGGCGCTGAAGGCGGTCAGGCTGTTAAACACGTGCGTGGCATCGGGGGCGGTGTACCGGGTGATGACGGTTCCGGTGGCTGCATTGAGCTGAGTCACCTGATTACCTGCGCTGCTGTAGATGCCCTGCTGGTTGGCCGCGATGCCCTTACCCACACCGGCGGGGTCAGTAATCGTCTTGGTGATTGTGTTTGACGTGGTTGAGATGGCGTACACACATTTACCCGCCGGGCTGGCTGCAAAAACGCCTGATTCCTGCGGGTTTGCCGCCAGCTGCTCGGTGCCGTTGGTGACCGGGATTGTCGTGATCTTGGCATGCGTGTTCGCGTCGTAGACGGTGACCACCTTTGCGTTGCGGTGTGATACCCAGACTTTTCCTGCGGCCACGGTTACGCCGAACGCGGGCACGCCAGAGTCGAGCGTGGCGACAGCCTTGTTGGTCACGGTGTCGAAGACGATCACGCCGCCGGGGTTGTTCTGTGTGAAGAAAACCTTCGACCCGTCCGGAGTGGCAGCCAGCATCTGCGACGTGGGAACACCGGTTGCCGTGCCCGACATCTGCTCCAACCACATTGTGTTCACATTCAGCTCATTGGTCGCACCGCCTCCGCCGACGTTGCGCGAAAACAGAATCCGCCCCTGCCCAGCAATGAATGCCGACCACGTCTGGCCGTTTGCGGACTCACCGCCGTTGCCGATACCGCTTCGCGGTGTGTAGACGTGCGTGTCGATCCCTACGGGCCAGACCTTCTCGTCACCCGCGTAGACGGCCTCTGCGAAGACGCCATTCGCGAACGGTGCGGTCACCACCCCGTCTGCGTAGATGGTCACTGGACGTCCTTGGTGGTGCTGGGATCAGCCAGAGCCGGTGCCGGGATGACGATGTAGACGATCTTCGCGTCGCGGGTGGTCAGGGTGTCGAACGAGCTCTGCGGTCCCACCCAGAGACCCATCCCCGCTGTGGCCGCGGCGGGGCTGTTGATGTAGCCCGTAACCGCGTTAGCTGCGGCGCTGGTCGGCACGTAGATCAGGCTGTCCGTGCCCAGTTTCGCGCTGTTGTTGGCGTCTTTAGACACGGCGGATGGTCCGGGCGGGCCCGCGGCCCCCGCGGCGCCGGTGTCCCCCTTGGCGCCTGCGACCCCTGCGGGTCCCGCGGGGATGCTGAAATCGAAGACCGCGGCCCCCGCCGTGCCCTTGTTTGTAACTGTTGCCGGGCTACCCGCGGCGCCGGTAGTGGTCGTGCCGACGGCGATGGTGGCCGCGGTACCGGCTGGACCCGCGGCACCGGTGTCACCCTTTGCACCGGCAGCGCCGGTGTCACCCTTAGCCCCGGCCGGTCCCGCGGGGATGGTGAAGTCGAACACCGCCGCGTTGGCCGTGCCCTTATTCGTGACCGTGGCGTTGGTGCCCGCGGTGCCGGTGGTGGTGGTCCCCACCGCGATGGTCGCCGCAGTGCCCGCGGGACCGGTGGCGCCGGGGTCGCCCTTGGCTCCGGCTGGGCCCGCGGCGCCGGTCGGGATGGTGAAGTCGAACACCGCGGCGGCGTTGGTGCCCTTATTTGTAACAGTTGCTTGACTACCCGCAGCGCCGGTGGTCGTGGTCCCCACTGCGATGGTCGCCGCAGTGCCCGCGGGGCCAGCCGGTCCGACGCCACCGGCGGCGCCGGTGTCGCCCTTGGCTCCAGCCGGGCCAGCGGGCCCGACGTCGCCGCGGGCGCCCTGGATGTTGCCGCCGTCGTCCCAGACGGAGGTGGTGCTATTCCAGATGTATGCACGCGCGGGCACGTCCGGGTTATCCCGGTTGCCCAGTACCCACAAGTCGCCATGCGTGGCCCCCACCGGGAGCTCCGAAAGGTCGCTGATCTCACCCATGTACCGGATTCCGAGACCGGGGACACCCTGCTGACCCTGCGGTCCGGCGTCCCCTCGCGGGATGGTGAAGTCGAACACCGCGGCGGCGTTGGTGCCCTTATTTGTGACGCTAGCGGGCGTACCCGCGGCGCCGGTGGTCGTGGTGCCTACGGCGATGGTCGCCGCCAACCCGTCGGCGCCAGGCTCTCCGGCCGGGCCGGGTTCTCCGGGAGGGCCCGCGGGACCCTCCGCCCCCGCGATGTTGCCGAGGTCAACGGGATCGGGGATGTCTTCTCCCATGAAGCTGAAGACGAGATCACCGTTCTCATTGACCCGCACCTGAGTGGGGGCCAGCTTGGTGATGCCGGTGGCCGGGAGGCCCGGCTGCCGCATGACCTCGACCAGATCGAGCTCCACCTCATGGTCCGGCGCGATAAAGTCGTAGCTGTTGAGAACGCCCGGCTTGCCGCCGATGCGGACGTTGGTGAACGACACCCGGTAGGCCAGCGGGAAGTCGGGGTCGAGCTCGAGCTGGTCGCAGTTGCCCAGCAACTTGATCGGGGTCCACGGCCCGTCGGGGACGTCGGTGAAATCCCTGCGCAGCTTGAGGCGGCCGTCGGTGTCGATGATGCCGACCACCGGGGCACAAACAATGTGCACCGGCGGGTTACTGGTGGTGACCAGCAGCGCGTCGCCGGTGTTGATCAGCGGAGTGAACGTCACCGTCGCGGTCAGCTCACCGAGATCGGGGTCAAAGTCGGTGTCCACCAGGCTATCCGCCAGCATGGCGCGGTAGTTGCCGACGATGGTGAAATACACCAACTCGTTCTCGACGGGGGGCATTGCCATGATTTAGCCTTCTCTTTCTTCGTCGGGCTGAAGGTTGGTCGTCTTGGTGGTCTTGCTTTTCGACGGCGGGGGCTCTGCGGTTCCGCCCAGCTCCACCCACCCCGTAAGCCGGGGCTGCATATCTGTCCAGGTACCGCCGTCCATCGCGGTCACCTTCCATACCGGCACGCCGCCCTCATTGACGCGGCAGGCGATGTTGCCGGATGCGGGGTCGCGCACCAGTGTGCCCACCGGTGCGCCCTCCTTGATCGTGTGCAGGGCTGTAAGCACCTGTCGCACATGCTCTTCGGGGATGTCTTTCACCACTTCCATGACGGCGGTGATGACTGGTTCCTCTACCATTGGGACTCCTTTAGGTTGAAACGGGAAGCGTGTTGCCCAGGAAGGCGACGGCGAACCAGGTGCCCTTGCCCGCACTGTCGGCACGGAGGTAGTCCGCGCACTCCCACTCAGAGATGTAGTAGGGGGTCAGGGTGTCGCCCTTGTTGGCGTAGACGACGAAGTGTCCGCCGAAGCCGAGCATGTCGGTGTTGGCGTTGGCATTCACCGGCGCGCCGGAGAGCTCCATCTGGCCGTTGCGGTACAGGGCCGCCCGGATCAGGCCGCCGGTGAGTAGACCGATCTGGCCTTTGGCGTATTGCACGATGTCCACCGCGTACCATCCGCTGGCGCCGACGGTGACGGTGTTGGTGTCGCTGTTGTAGGTCAGGTCTCGCGTCATGTACTCGCTCGTGGTGAACCAGCCCTTGGGGAATGGCTGGTTGCCCTTGCTGAGCTTGGCGGTGGTTCCGATGGTTCGGCACCTCCGCAGGCCCGAGCCGAGCACCTGCATGGGGGCGTTGTCATGGAAGGCGAACGCCGCCACCACACCGGGCCGAGTGACGCTGTTGGGCGAGTACATGCCGAAGCCGACGCCGCGATATTCCGCACCTACCAGGGAGGCGTTGCTGGCGTCTGTGACGGTGAGGAGCAGGGTGCTGTTCTCGAACAACCGGTATGTGCGGTCGCTGTCGCCGAAGCCAGACTCAAACCAGTAGATGGCCCCGTTCTTGTAGCGGAAGTTCGGGGCGCTGCCGATGATCACTTCGCCGCCACCGGCGCGGTAGCCGATCTCGGCGGTGTTGTTGCTCAGCTTGGCGAAGACGTACTTCTTCGTACTCGCCTCGTTGTGCGCCATGCGACCGTAGATGTAGTTGTAGCTGCGAAGACCCCAGTTAGCCGGGACGCTGGCCACCAGGCCGATGCGCTGCCGGTTGCTGGAGGTGATGTTCTTGATCGTCCCAGTGGCCTTGTAGCGCGCGTAAGCGGTGCGGCCCAGCGATGTGCCGGTGAGCACGGCGTAGTTGTTGTTGATGCCCAGCAGGGCGGCGCCGCTGCCCTCGTACCACTGATCCCACCGTGCACCTAGGGCCTGCCCGTTCGGGTACGCCGGTGCGCCAGCGGTGAAGTTCTCGTAGACAGCCGTGCCGCTGAATGCGGTCCCGGCGGTGGAGGACTGTAGCGCGACGATAGCGGCGTTGAGCTCGGCCACCGCGGTGGCGATGGTGGTGTTGATGGTCTGCAGATCGAGAGGGGCGAAGCCGGTCTCGTTCCACCAGCCGTGGAAGCCCTGCACCACCGAGTCGACGATTTCCTGCCCCAGGTCGAAGGCCGCCTCCGCGACATTCTGAGCCGTGTTGGCGATCTCGCTAGCCGCCTGGGAGATGCCCAGCAGGTCGCCTACTGAGGTGATCCCGTCAACGGTGACGTCGTACAGCTTGCCGATCACCGCGGCGGGGTCGTGCCACAGATCATCGAGCAGGTTCGTGAGGTCCTTGAATAGCTTCTCGACGTCTTCGATCAGGCCCTCGGACCACTCCTCGAGTTCCGGGATGCCGTCGCCTGGTACTCCCGTCAGGGCTGCGATGACCTCCGCGATGGCCTCGTTGATGAGGTACAGGATGTCGCCGACGACGGGGATGTCGTACACCCACTGTTGGAGTGCGTTGATGACGTCCTGACAGTCCTCCCAGACGTCACCGAGCCCTAGACCCTCGGCGATACCGCCCATCACCGCGACGGCGAACGGCTGCTTGAGGTCGAGGTCTTGGAAGAATCCTTTGAGCAGGAAGTCCCACGGCTGCCTCTGCTCGCCGCGTAGTTCGGCTTCCCACTCTTCCTCTGTCTTGGCCGCGAACGCCGCGAGGCTGTCGTAGTTGGCGGAGTTCTCGGGTGTGCCGCCTTGGGGGTAGGTCATTCCGCTACGCCCTGTAGCACCTCACGCACGACCGTGCGCTGGTGTGCGCTCAGCGACGCGGCCACCCGGCCCGTGGGGCTATCGGGGAACGGCTCGCCGCCGCTGAGGATGGTCAGCAATTCGTGCTTCTGCTGAGCCGTCATCTTAGCCACGGCGTCGCGTGCCTGGTCGTGCTCGCTGCGCTTCGGGGCGGTGCCAGCGGGCACCCACCTGCCGGGCGAGGTCAGCCAGTTCGGGTCGCTGCTGTTCGGTGGCACCCACTCGAGGGTGGGCTCTTCGGCGGGTCGGCAGCCGAGGTCCCACAGCCGCTTGCTGACATGGCGGTAGTAGCTCACCGGCATGATCAGCGGGGCACCCTTGACACCGGGCAGCGCCGCGAACATCCAGAGAAACGCCTCTTCAGGATTCGTGGCGTCACAGTTCTCGCGGGTCGGGAAGTCTCCGGGTAGCAAGGTCACCACACTCCTAGGTCGCGAAGACCTGCCACCAGAGTTTCGATCTTGCCGAAGGCCCTCTGGGCAGGGTCTTGAAGGTTTCTGTCGTCGCCGATAGTGATCGCCCACTCCGGCGGGTTGGTCTCGTCCCACGCAA